ACGGCCCAGACCTTTTACTGTAGGAACACATGAACAACACTTACGACCTAGACGGCATGATGCCACGAGAAATGCAAGGCTTACGAGTCCCTCGTATGAGGGCTATTCGAGACCAAATGCTAGTGGCTAGTGATTGGACTGTCCTGCCTGACTCGCCACTCAATGTTCCAGCATGGGTTGAGTATCGTCAGCAGCTGCGAGACTTTCCAGCAACGTGGGTGCCTGCACCTACCGTCACATTTCCAACCCCACCAACAGATTAGGATACGCGTCATGGCTGTCAAAACATTCGGAACAGAGGTGCTTTCCAGTGCCGATACCAATACTTATTTGGCTAACTCAGGGCTGGTGTATGTCACGAGCGCCACGGTTGGCACAGCCGTCGCAAGCGTGACCGTATCTAGCGCGTTCAACAGCACCTACGACAATTATGTTGTGGTTTACGGCGGCGGGGCAATGAGTGTTGATACTGGCATCAGTTTTCAACTTGGTTCTGCGGTAACTAACTACTATGGAAACTTGATATATGGCAGTTACACCAATAACACCGTTTTGGGTTTAGGCGAAAACAATGTAACTAAGTTTACTTATGCCGGTGGCGGCAGTAGTTCAAGTGTTTATATAGAACTGATAAACCCTTTTCTTGCCCTTCAAACTGAGGTTCGTTGCCGTGTTCGTTACGCAACTGTTTACGGCACTTATGTCGGATTACAAACAAATGGCACTTCTTTTACTGCCTTCACGCTTGCGCCTTTTTCAGGCACTATGACAGGCGGAACTATCACCGTTTACGGATACCGAAAGGCATAAACCATGACACGACCAAACATACAAATAGACGACCTTGTGCGCGAAATGACCGAGGAAGAATACGAAGCACTGCTTGCTACAGGCTGGACATTAGAAGGCACAGATGAAACGCCTAGCCCTGCTTAGCCTCACCCTGCTCACCCTCACCGCCTGCGCAGACCGTGTACGCCACAACTGCGAAACCACCGACACAGCCCACGACTCATTCATAGAAAGCAAATGCAAATGAAACCCGAAAACAGACTTAGCAACGAACAAATAAAAGCACGTTTAATTCTCGTAGTAGGCGTATGCCTCTCAAGCGCGTTCCTGTTCTCAATCGTTGCCCTGCTCTACGGCCTGCTTTTTGTAGTACAACCAACCGAGCAAGCACCTAACGACAGTGAAGCGTGGGCCATCCTGTCACCAATGCTCATGACCCTTGCCGGTGGCCTTATCGGCTTACTGGCTGGCAACGGTCTCAAAGACAAGCCGAAAGACCCGCCAGCATGACCAAGGTTTACCCATACAAGAAAATGGTGCTACCAGCAGAAGTTGCCAAAGTTGGCAACGGCAACTTAACCCCAGCAATGCTTAAAAAGGTTAAAACTGGTGGCGTTATGTGGACAGGTGCAGCAGTTGCTTTTAACAAGCTCTACACCGATTGTCTCGCTGCTGGTTTCAAGCTGCGCAATGTTGGCGACTACCGCCCGTTCGATGCACAACTAGCCATGTTCAGTGATCGTTACGCGCTAAAAGACTCAGGCCGTAACCCGCAAGTGACGCGCAAATACCAAGACAAACTGTGGTATCTCAAAAAAGGCAAGTCTCCTAGTGGTGTGCCGGGTACTTCTAACCACGGTTTTGGTCTTGCCATTGACGTTGGGTATGAGAAAGATGGTGCCCTTGTTTCTATGGGTGGCAAGTGTTTTGACTGGATGTGTGCCAACGCACCCAAGTATGGTTTTTATCTGCAAGGCTCTGACCCTAAATCGCCTGAGTTTGAGGCGTGGCATTGGCAATACGTGTGTGGGGACAAGCCACCAGTACTGCCGTAAAGGACTCTCAGCCACTGTTTGAGCGGTGCTGAGGCTAGGTGGGGGGCAGTAGTTTGTTTCCATTGGCGAAATCCCCCACCGACTTTCTAGATTGTGTAAAGTAATCACCAGCCACTCAAATGGCCTGAACAAAGGAAACACCACATGAACCAACCATCACTATTTGATGAGCCTCTAGCCATCGCATTAGCTGAACAAGCCATCGAGCGTGTCGGACTAAACGCAGATCAACTCTGGGCAATCGAAGCCTTGAAAGTTGTTGAGATGCTGTCTATTGAGCGTCATGACTTCACTACAGATGACGTCTGGGAATGGATGAACCAACTCCACCCCACAATGACCACCCACGAGCCACGAGCCATGGGTGCAATCATGCGTAGAGCCTCTCAGAGCCGTCTGTGTGTCCCCACAGAGCGTTATATCAACTCCATGCGACCAGAGTGCCACCGCCGCCCTTTGCGTGTCTGGAAGGGCTTACAATGAGCGACACTCAATTCATTTACAGTTTCATAATAGGTTGGGTCAGTTGCTGGCTGTTCCTCAAAATGATGGCCAACCGACCATGATACCGACATGGGGTTATGTCGCCCTAAGGTCTAAAGATAAGAAAACCATGGTGCAGGTCTTTACAGACTTGTCCACAGGCCTGATTGTTTATACCCAAGTCTGCCAACGTGCAGAGTCTTGGCATTCATGGGGGCCGCCTACAGAAGTTGAGAGAGTTGATTAAGAAACTCATGGCACTATCGCTAATCCTCGCCCTATCCACCCCAGCCCATGCAAGTGCAGCTGCTCTGTCATGCCCTAAATGGGAACCATTACTCAGGGAGTATTTTCCTAAAAAGGTCGTGCCGGTCATGTCCAAAATTGCTTACCGAGAGTCGCGCTGTAATCCTGCAAGTCTTTCGAGCGTCAGGTCGAATGGTCGCCCTGATGTGGGCCTGCTACAGATACAAGGCAGTTGGGCTACTGTGACACGCGCAGTCTGTAAGAAACAGGATGTGATCAAGGCACTGCTTAATGTCAGATGCAATGTCAAGGTGGCGCAGTATCTGTACCGCAATGGTGGGCTAGGTCACTGGCGAGCAACATCAGGAAACTAACAAAGGAAACAAATGGAAACATCAACAGGTGAACTAATCGCCCGACTAATGAACCTCAGCAACAATCTTGCTATAGAGCTGCGCTTTGCAGAGTCAAGCCTTGTGCTCGAAGTGGTTGGCCTGCTTCATTCACTGCCCACTATTGCTGAACAAAACCGCCAAGCGTGGCACCCATCGCTTAACACTTCTGGCGCTTCTAAAGGCATTAGCTACATCAGCACTGTTAAGCAAACACATGAGTGAGTACATCCACCAAGACGATGCCTATGAATGGCTACTAGACAAACAAATCCAATTTGCAGAGGATGACTTTGCCAAGGTGCAGGCTGAACGCGACACGCTGAAAGTCAAAGTGGCTGAGTTACAAACCGAAATAGACCGCCTAACAAGGGAGTACGCCCGTGGCCTTTAACCTTGACGATTACGAACCAGTAGCCAGCAGGCTTGACCGCTTCCTTAAAGCACACCCAGATGCCCGGGTCATCACTGATCTGGTGCACTACCTAGCAGACATCGCAGTATTTAAATGCGAGCTGTGGCTTAATGACGAAATCATTGCTACAGGCTGGGCAGAGGAAATACGCGGCCAAGGCAACGTGAACCGCACCAGTCATTTAGAGAATTGTGAAACAGGCGCTGTGGGTCGTGCACTTGCTAACGCTGGCATGAGTGGGTCTGATATTAACAAGCGCCCATCGCGTGAGGAAATGGGCAAAGTGGTCAGGATGCAAGGCGACACGCAAGTGACCGAGAACAGCAATCTAGCCAGCGACAAACAACAAAACATGATTAGAGCCGTCTGTAAATCAATGGGCAAAGTACCACCAGCCAATTTGCAGGCCATGACTAAACGTGAAGCCAGTGCCTACATTGACACGCTCAAATCAGGCGAGCAATCAGCGCCACAGTACGAAACACCAGAGGAACCATTCTGATGACTGACCTATTTACGCAGCTTGTACTTGTCATCGCAGTGTTCTTTTGCGGTTTCCTGCTAGGCGCAAAGTGACACCAATTTCTGAGGCATCATTCCTGCAACAAGTAAAAGGGCTGGCGTACCTTCATGGCTGGGACTGCCACCATGCACAACCGAGCATGACACGCACCGGGCGATACATCACAACAGGCGCTGCAGGCTTCCCCGACTTAGTGCTCTGCCACCCTGTTAAAGGGCTCATATTTGCAGAGCTTAAAACGGCTAAAGGTAAAACATCTATAGCACAAGACCATTGGCTCGCCATCCTTAACCGCCATGCTGAGGTTTACATTTGGCGACCTGAGCAGCTGCAAGAGATTGAACACAGGCTGTCAGGATGCTGACCCTCGCTTGGTACGCCCTGCTAATCTCCATCGGAGTTGCCATCCTTCAAGGCATACGCAAAGACTGACCGCCTTACAACTGATCACAACCATGGCCACATAGGGAATTGCACTCTGTTGGTGTTCACACGGGAACGTGGGTAGAGCAGTGCGCCCAGCCTCATGTGATGACTCAAGTGAAGTGATGCTGAGGTAAGCCACTGTGCAGCGTCTAAACGTCACAAATACGAATGGTGTCCACTTCCCTAAGGTGTCCGGCAACCAAGAGCTACTTGCTCTGAACTGTGGGGAACACAAACCCCAAACTGTCTCATGCACTGAAAGCAACCGCAGCGAAGCAAGGGCGCTAGTAACATCCCAGACATGACATCCCCATACAACGACCCCATCTACAAAGCCAACCGCAAACAAATCCTCAGCGACGGCAAAGCCACCATCTGCGCACTATGCGGCAAAGCAGGAGCAAACACAGCCGACCATATTGTCAGCCTCATGCACGGGGGCGACAACAGCCTCGACAATTTACAGCCTGCTCACCAGCGTTGTAACTCCAGAAAAGGTGCCACCGAACAAAACAAACGCACAGCATCGCAAGCCCAACGCCGAAACTCAACGCAACAAAACAAAACAGACTTTTTTACGGACAACACCGAAAC